GGGATGCTTGAGTCCTACAGCGAGGTGGACAAGAAGCTGCTGGGCCTGAACGGCTACAACGCCGGCTGGCGCCTGCAGCAGGACCGCCCGTTCGTGGAGGCGTTCGGCCAGACCCTGGCGGACACGATCTTCTACGGCAACACGGCGGCCACCCCGGAGCGGTTCCTCGGCCTTGCGCCGCGGTTTGCCTCTTCGTCGGCGGGCACCGGCCAGAACATCGTCAAGGCGGACGGTAGCGCGTCGGGCGCCACGCAAACCTCGGTGTGGCTGATCGGCTGGTCGAACACGACCATCCACGGCATCTACCCGAAGGGTTCGATGGCGGGCCTGCAGATCGAGGATCTCGGCGAGGACACGAAGGTGGACTCGGGCGGCCTCATGTACCAGGTCATGCGGACCCACTTCGAGTGGGATTGCGGCCTCGCGGTGCCCGACTGGCGCTACGTCGTCCGCATCTGCAACATCGACATCGACAACCTCACCAAGACGGGCTCGACGGGTTCCGACCTCATCGATGCCATGACCCAGGCGCTTGAGATCATCGAGAGCCTGAGCGGGGTCCGCCCGTGCTTCTACGCGAACCGGAAGGTGCGGAGCTTCCTGCGCCGGCAGATCGCCAACAAGGTCGTGAACTCGACGCTGACGATGGACACCGTCGCCGGCAAGCGGGTCATGACCTTCGATGAGGTGCCGGTGAAGCGTTGCGACGCCATCCTCAACACGGAGGCCGTGGTGTCGTAAGGCACCCGAGGAGAACCAGACATGATCATCGACGCACAGAACCGCTTCTCCAACGCGCAGGCCGTGACCTCCACGGCGATCTCGGAGAACGTCATCAACCTCGGCAGCGCCAACACGCTGCGCGACATCGGCAACGGCCGGCAGCCGCTGTACCTGGTGGTGCAGACCATCGCGGTGGCGACCGACTCGGGCAGCGACGCGACGCTGACCGTCACGCTGGAGTCGGACAGCACCGAGAACCTCGCCACGTCGGCCACCGTGCATTTCAGCACGGGCGCGCTGGCGTTCGCGACGTTCTCGCCGGCCAACACCGTGCTGGCCGTGGTGGCCCTGCCGATGGGCAACTACGAGCAGTACCTCGGCCTGCGCTACACCGTTGCCTCGGGTCCGCTGACGGCGGGCACGTTCACGGCGTTCCTCACGCCGGACCCGCAGCAGTGGCGCGCTTACCTGCAGGGCAGCAGCGTCTGAGCCTGAGGGCTGGGGCGGCGGTGTCGCCCCAGCCCTTCTTCCGAGGACAGCATGGACACGAACGACGAGCAGAACGAGCGCATGACCCTGGCCGACGCGAGCCGGCCGGGATTCGGCCGCAAGCCCGCCCCGGGCTACGAGGTGGCCGTGCCGGCCGAGCCGGAGGCCGCCCCGCTGTACCGGGTGAAGCACCGCTGCTTCCTGCACAACCGCCTCTACGAGCCGGGCGAGGAGGTGCGCTTCGAGGGCAAGCCGGGCAGCGCGCTTGAGCGCATCGACGCCCCGCACCCGGCCGAGCCCACGCAGGCGCGTGGCAACGGCCGGACCCGCATCGACAAGTCCGTGATCTGATGTGGCGTCGGTCACCGACATCTGCAACCTGGCGCTGGGCCGCATCGGCCACGGCACCCTGCTGACCAACTACACCAGCGACCAGACCAAGGCCGGCCGGTACTGCCGGCAGCACTACCCCCTGATCCGGGACCGGGTCATCGAGCAGGCCGGCATCGACCAGTTCGAGGCCGTGACCGCGCTGGCGCTGGCGTCGGGGTCGATCCCGGGCTGGCAGTACGTCTACGCGCTGCCGGCCGGGTGCCTGTTCCTCGAGGCCGTCTGCGACGAGGCCGGGGCCCGGGCGTGGAGCCGGCGCTGGACGCTGTCTCCGCAGATGCAGGCCCAGGATCCCGTGCCGTTCCGGCTGTTCACCAACGGCACCGACCCCGTCATCGCCACCGACCAGGCCAACGCCTACGCGGTCTACCGGGTCCGGGTCGAGAACACCACGCACTACCCGCCGACCTTCATCTCGGCGCTCGCGTGGGCGCTGGCGGCCGAGCTCGCCGGCCCGCTTGAGGTGGACGCGGATCTGCAGAAGATGGCGACGCAGATGTCGATCCGCGACCAGGACATCGCCAGCGCGAGCAACCGCAACCAGTCGCTGGACGACCGGCCGCCGATGAGTCCGTCGATGCGTGCCCGGGGGTAGCCCGTGGCGAGAGTCCTCCAGCCGACCATGACCCGCGGCGAGATCACGCCGCAGCTTCATGCCCGCACCGACCTGGCCCTCTTCCAGTCCGCCCTGAAGGCGTGCGTGGGGTTCATCCCGCGCCGCGAGGGCGGGGTGATGTCGCGGCCCGGCACGCGCTTCGTGGCGAAGTCCGGCGACACGGCGACGAGCCGGCTGATCCGCTTCGTGTGGTCGCGGGACCAGTCGTACCTGGTCGAGTTCGGGGTCGGCAAGGCGTGGTTCGTCACCAACGGCGCCCGGCTGACGGTCGGCGAGCCGGTGACCGACATCACGGCGGTGACCTCGGCGACCGAGAACGGGATCGCCGCGGTGTCCGTGTCGGCGGCCTTCTTCACGGTCCAGACCTACATCCCCCACGGCTGGGCGACCGGCCAGCGGGTGCGGATCTACGGGGTGACCGGGACCGGCGAGATCGACCACATCAACGGCGAACACGTCATCGAGGTGACGGGCGCCAGCTTGCTGCGCGTGCCGCGGCCGACCTCCGGGGCTGCGGCTTGGATCTCGTCCACGGCCGGGCGGGCGGCGGCCTTCGTGGAGATCACGACCCCGTACACGGCCGCAGACCTGCCCAACCTCCGCACGGCCCAGCAGGGCGACGTGATGACGGTGGTGTCGGGGGCGCACCCCGTCCACGAACTGCGGCGGACCTCGGCGCGGGCGTTCTCGTTCGTGGCCCCGGACTACAGCACCGGGCCGTTCCAGCGCGAGAACCGCGACGAGGGGCTGAAGATCCACGCCAGCGCCGAGACAGGCTCCGTGACCCTGACGGCGAACCGCTCGTACTTCACCGCCGACATGGTGGGGATGCTGATCCGGCTGGATGCGCGCAGCCGGGACGAGGCGGTGTGGGAGCCGACCTCGGCGATTGCTGTCGGCAACATCCGCCGCTACGAGGAGAACACCTACCTCTGCACGGCCGCCGTGGTCGGCGTGAACTCGGGCACGACGCCGCCCACGCACACGTTCGGGCGGCAGCAGGACGGCGGCACGACGGCCAGCAAGGAATGGCTGTACCTGCACTCGGGCTGGGGCGTGGCGCGGATCACCGGCTTCACGTCGGGGACCAGCGTGTCGGCGTCGGTCGTGAGCCGGCTGCCGGCCCAGGTCGTGGGCGGGGCGACGACGGCGGGCGGCCCCACGGCCCATGTGGGCGACGGCACCACGCGGACGTTCGCGATTGCGTGGGCGACGAGCTCAGACCCGGCGAAGTACGAGGCCACGCTGGACGGGGTCATGCAGGCCACCACGGACTACGCCGTGGACCCGGCCGGCAACACCATCACGTTCAACACGGCCCCCGCGGCGGGCGTGGCGATCAGCATCCGGCAGCTTGACGACGACAACCGCACGGACCTGTGGCGGCTGGGCGCGTGGGGCGGCGACCAGGGCTACCCCAAGAGCGTGACGTTCCTCGGCGACCGGCTGATCTTCGGCGGCACGCCGGGCGACCCGCAGCGGTTCGATGCCACCCGGGTCGGCGAGTACGACGAGTTCGACCCCAGCGTGCCGCTGGTGGACTCCGACCCCATCAGTTCCCGGCTGGCCGGCCTCGAGTCGTCGCCGATCACGGACCTCACGACGGTCGGCGACCTGTTCGCCATGACCGGCGGCGGCGTGTACCGGATCTCGGCGGGCGGCGCGGCCTTCACGCCGGCCAACATCGACAGCCGCCTGCACCACGCCTGGGGCGCCGCGGACATCCCGGCGGCGACCGTGGGCAAGGCGGCCATCTACGTCCAGCGCGGTAGCCGGGCCGTGCGCGAGCTCGCCCAGTTGGACGACCAGACGTTCGAGGGCGCCGAGTTGACCGTGGCGGCCGGGCACCTGTTCGGGGCCGGCAAGCGGATCACCGCCATGGCCTACGCCGACCAGCCCTACGGCCTGCTGTGGGTGGTCCGCAGCGACGGGCTGCTGCTGTCCCTGACCTACCTGCGCGAGCAGGAGGTGCTGGGCTGGGCGCGGCACCCGACCGACGGCCTGGTCAAGGATGTCTGCGTGGTCCCGGAGGGCGAGGACGACGTGGTCTACCTGACCGTCGAGCGCACGGTGGGCGGGCAGGCGGTGCGCTACATCGAGCGGGCGACCGAGCGCGAGCCGGCGCTGGCCCGCGACATCGTCTGCGTGGACTGCTCGCTGACCTACGAGGGATTCGGCGCCGGGACCGTCTCCCTGGCGGACACCTTCG